AAAATTTTTTCCAAGGCAGGAGATGTTATGACATCTCCTAACCTCAGATCTACAATGGCGTCGATCAGAGGGCCCCATTCCCATGTCTCAGTACAATAACGCTCGTTTAGATCTTCATAATCGACAAGATATGCTCTCTCTTGTTCTTGAAGACCTGCGCGGACTCGCATGGCCTCTAATAATGGGGAAGGCGGTTCATTAACTAACCCCTCAACACGTTGCTTGATTAAAATTTCAGCTAACGCAAAATCGGAGGAAAGTTTGAACTCTCGAGGTGATAAATTAAACACACTCGGGCATGGTCGGTCTTCTATGAGACCCCATGAACGGAACATCGCACCGTAGACCAACCATGATCTTTCGGAACGAACACTATATGCCCTCTTCAGGAAAGTTGAAGCATTAAATGAAGTCCGTTGCACTACGGTCATCTTGTAGCCAGCATCAAATGCAGCCTTTTCGATGACCTCACAACTCAGTTTAAAGTCTTGAGTGTGAGTCATGTTGTCAACCAGTTTTGACCCAGTACCAATATTCGCACAATCATTCTGGATTGAGGTAAATTTATGGCCTGAATACAAAAACCCATCTTCTGGTTGTAATTCAACATATTCCGCAGGATTGCCAGCTCTACGAGCATCAGGATTATGAATGACGGTCGTTCTTCCGAGCAAACGCATCATTTTCAAACACTGATTACCACAATAACTACGATTACATATGTGGTATACTGCTACAAACATGGCAAAACCGTTTGTAGAGTCACAAGAACTAAAGTCTGTTTCAAAAATATAGACTTCACCCTCGAGATTAGCGATGATATATCCATCATCACTGAAATATATCCACGCAATCGTATTGCGTGGAAGGTTCTTAGCCTCCAAATACATTGCATCTGAGTCAAACGCTAATTGCGTGTCTCTATACAAAAATTTAAAAGTTACGAAGATCCCATTTATACTTCTCTCGACACTAACATCCTGGCGCTTTAGTAGGAAGCTGATCCATTGAGCTATACAGTAATCAGCCAATGCTAATTCTCCTGCTGTGGCGTACAAACGGCCAGCTTTAGGCAGACCATCTTCACCAACTTTAGCCAACTCATACTTAAACTTTGATTCAAAGTTACCAGTACCAGCCACTACCTTAACAAGTGCGTCATCCATCTCAACATATCTTTGGTACAAACATCTTTTAGGATGGGGTAATTTAACCACCATCTTAATTAAATCACTATAGTCATAAAGCCCATACATCGGAGTGTAAACTTTATAAATGATAAAATTCCAACAACCTCTAAAGAAGTCATTGGCCATGTAAGTAAGAAAGAGTAACCAAAGCAAAAACCAAAACCACTCCGACAAAATACTGTCGATTAGAGTGAAAAAAGTTTTGCTACCATATGGGTCTATGTAATAACGATTACCCATCCTGGTGGTCACTGTATGAGCTGCAAAACGCGCTCCAAGCACTCGAGAGACCTCCGCAATTGCAGATGGAGGAAAACCATTTAAAAGGCACATCTGCCTAGTTCTCCGCTGTTTTTCTTCACCAGGATACACTGCTTTAAAATAACGTGCAAGTGCATCACACATATTTCGACCACTATTACACAAAACGACGAACCGATTCTGTGGAGTAAACGAAAAATACTGAGTCATCCCTCGATGATCATCAGGTGGTGGGCAAACAGTCTCAAATGAAATGGAATTAACACACATAATGCAATTTTCATCCCACTTAAGATCCAAATCAAAACCTTTAGACTTAACAATGGTCCATGCACCATTGTAAGCATATCCAAAAGGCCTCTCTCCCTGTGTTGTCTTCCTTGTGATCGGAACGACAAGATTGACCGACAGTCCAAGATCGTAAGGCACGTACGAATCTAGACCGCTGGGGACCGAAAGTCCATGTAGTTTGAATGCATAGAAAGCCATTGCATGTTCAACCATTCTCGCAGGAAACATATACAAGTGTTCAGCCGCAAAATTTCGGCACACAGTAAAATTCCTAGATTCATCAGGCATACACAGCAGTTTGCTGTTGATAAATCTATACAAGAAAGGTGATAAGGAAATTTTACAAGGTTGGTAATACCTCTTAAAATAACGAAATGCAGGAATTTTAAGCGTTTCAAAAATTT